TTTAAAAAGTTTTGAATCTCTTCACCATGAACATAATTTTTGGGTTCTTTTTAATAATCCAGAAGAAGGATGGAAGGTTTCCATTTGTAATCTAATCACCAAATATGAAAAAGAAAAAAAAATAAAAGTTAGTTTACGAATTTTTCACAATAGTTATGGAAACGAAATGACTCTTGATGAAACTAATATTTCTAAATATTTAAAACCTATCACTCATATTTCTACATTTTTATGTACTACTGAAAAATTTTTAGATTTAGAAAATAGAAAAATCCTTATGTAACTTGTAGTATATATATTTTAATGTATTTAAAAATATATATATACACTATATAATATGCCTGGTATGCACGCACGACATAAAAAAAGAAAAATTAAAATAAAAAGAACTTATAAAAAGAAAAAAGAAAAAAAACAAACTATACCCAAAGCCTTGCGGGAACAATTATGGGTTAGAAATTGTGGAAAAGAATTTGAACATAAATGTTACGTACGTTGGTGTAAAAATACTATTTCAGTTTTTGATTTCCATGTAGGACATGATAAACCAGAATCAAAAGGAGGTACACTTGAGTTAGATAATTTAAAACCATTATGTGCTCGTTGTAATTTATCAATGGGTAATAAATATACTATTAAACAGTGGAATAAAATGATGTCCGTCCCTAAGCAAAAAAAAAGATGGTGGTGTTGTTTTTAAATTTCTAATTCATGTGGATAAATTTTACTGTCCCAAATATCATCTTGAACCACTTCTTTATATATTTTTTCCACTCTTCTCTTCTCTAAATATTTGATTGGATGTGAAAGGAATTCGCACATTTTTGATATTACATTTCCCATATAAATAACTACATATATTTTCTTTTCGCTCACTTTCTTTATTTTCTTTTATCTTTTTAATATGATCTTTGTTTAATCTATATGATAAAACTAATGTTACTACATTTCCCATTATAAATTTAATATATTTTTATTTATGAAAATATATTAAACTTTATCTTGTAACATGTTTTTTATATTTATTGCTTCAGCCAGTTTCTTTTTAATTACTTTACTATTTTTATCTTTTTCTCTTTCATCTTTTCCATTATTAAAAATGGTCATCATTTTATTCCACACTTCCATTTTTTCTGGATCCTCTTGAAATTCCGGATTCTTCAGTTCCCATTCATTTATTCTATGTATTTGTTTAAACTTCAATTCTCTAACAGCATTATCTACCTCAGTACCATCATCCTTTTCCCAACCATCGGCCTTTTTCACCATAAATTTCAGTCTCTTAACATCTGTTGAATGTATAGGTCTTTCTTTATTTGGTATATTTTCTAAATTTTTAATTAAAACATTCGACATATTATCTGCATAACCTAAATCCTTATTTTTGTTTATATCTTCTAATGTTAAATTTACACCTTTAATAAAATCCTCTAAAGACATAGCATTCTTACAATGCTCATTCAAAAACAAGTTTATCGATATGTTTTGCGTATTATTTTGATTTTGTATATTATTTATTGTTTTTTGATTTGCATTTTCTAACACTTTTATATATTTATCCTTTTTTATTGTTATAAATTCATCTTGATGTTTACATTTTTTATTGTGCCTCCATAATGTAGTCCTACTTTTACATATTTTATTACAAAATTCACATTTAAATGATGAATTTGCAACTTTTTTGCAACTTTTTGAAACAAAAGTGAAACAATTATTTTTATGTTTGTTGGTAAGCAAATGTTTTTCCCAACTTGATTTACGTGATGTAATATAGTCACAATGTTTACAAAAAAATGATTTGCTACTTTTTGCAACTTTTTTGTCTAAATGAAACATTTTGAAACAATTTATATATACTATCCAAAAAAATTCTAAGTAATTTACTTAAATAGTTCTTTTTTTTTAGTGCTTTAAATTTTATGTAGGTATTTTGGATTTCATGTTGAAAGAAAAATTACCTACATCTTTCTAAATAAATAGTTTTTTTGCGTTTTTTTCGGGAAAACTTTTTTGCTAATCCCGATTTTGGACATTTTTTTTTTGTCCATTTTACCATTTTCCAAAAAAGTTTTTGCAAAAAAAGAGCTGTTCTGTAATTTTCATCGAATTTACATATATTTAAATACTTTTAAGACTATGTATGGTTTATCTATAAATTAATAAAAAATATTATGGTCACATACTTAAACTAATAATTATATAATTGTATATATGGCAGATAAAACAGTATTTGGATGGATCGCTAGTTCTATCACAATTGTATATAAAATACCTCAAATATATAGGCTTTATAATACTAAAAGTTCAAAAGACCTAAGTATAATATCAATAATCATTCAAACGTTTGGATATATATTCTACGGTATTCATGGATGGATTATTCAAGATTTACCTGTATTAGTTATGGGAACGGTTGCTTTTGTAGAAAATGTTATTATGGCTATTATGTATTTTTGGTATAAAAATACTGTTATAGATGAAAATTGAAGATTAAATAATATCATAATAAATATATTATTTAATAATTATGTCTACAATACCAATCGTAGTTGCTACTGTTCAAAGTGAACCTATTGATAATTCTATTCCCATAGCAAATATTTATAGTCCAGAACCTGAAAGTCCAGACGATTGGGTTAGAATGGATATAGGTTACGGATGGGATTCTCGTAGGGAAATTCATGATATGTATAAAACTATTATTAGGTTAGACCTAGTAGATTGGATTAAGAATTATTCCGGTCGTTACTCAGACTGTGAAGAATATAATAAGATTAGTAAAGGTTTGGAAAATAATAATCATTCTGGATTTAGTTTCTCATCGTGTTTACATTTAGTAAGTCAAGTATTCAAAGAAGGATGGTATCCAAAATACTGTAATCCTATAATAGCAGTACAACATTAACGTCTTTTCATAAAAACAGCACAACAACCTGAACCTACTTGATGAATTGTATTAATATCTATTTTTCCATCCTTTGCTTCTACTACTAAATCTACCATTCCATGTAAAATTTTTTGATCTATCATATCTAATAATAACCTTTCTTTCTCATCACTTATTGGGGCTTCCTCGACTACCTGACGAACTAACTTTATTGCTAAATCTTTTTTGGCTTTTCCTTTTAATTCAGTTACTTCTACACACTCCATCGCAAATTGCAATACCGTAATAATATTATCAGCATTAATTTCCATATTTCCTATCTTGTTATTTAAATTTGTTAAAATCTCTCTTAAATCAAACATGTTATAATAGTATATCACAAAAAAAAATCTAACATGTTAAATTATTACGTATCCATAATCGTATTTTTTCATTCGTCGGGATCAATATACTTAATAATCCATCTACCATATGTTTTTTTTCTTCTTCCGTTTCAATTATACTACATAATTGCAAAATGTTAAATATAGCCTTTAATAACTTTTGATCATACATATCTTTAATTTTTTCAAACACATTATCAATATTTATAGTTTCTTCAGTATTTTCTTTAAATAAATCAGGAGACTCCATCCCTAAAACATTTTTATATAGTTGCAGCGTATGAATAATAGACGTTTGTTCACATTTTTCATATGTAATCATTAGATTCTCTAACCCAGATATCGCTTCTTGCAACACAAACGCATATATCTTTGTATTTTGATTTTTATACCATTTATAATATCTACGAATTGCATGAAATAAATAATATAAATCATCTTTTCCATCCTGATGATACCACCTCCACACACCTTGAAACATAGTAGGGAACTGTAATTGTAATATATTGTCTGCCACACTCACTTTTGTTCCTATTGGACAATACTTTAATAATGCTAATTGAACCATAACCTGTAATGGTTCTAATATCATATCACTTCTTTCTTTTTTTTTATTTGTCACTGAAAAATCCATAATACATATTATCATTATTTTATTCTTAAATTTATATTGTAAAGTAATTAAATAGAATAGTCTTCTATTATTAACATGGATGAAGATGAGGAACTTGTAGAAATTTTATTACCCTCAAATAATAAATATGTAAAAGAGTTTTTAGTATTTTCTCAAGAAAAAAAATTACAAATACTAAAATTAGGGTTATCCACCTATAATTATTCTTCTCAAAAATTCAAAACAGTAATAGATGGAGAAAAAGAAGATATCATTGATAAACTAACACAACAACACATAAAAGATATGGATCATATGTCTTCTGCTCAATCAGATTTACTATCTACTATTCAAGAACTTAAAAAAACGAATAGAGAACAGCAAAGGGAATATAAAGACTCATTAAACTCAAAAATACACGATGAAAAGGAACTTATAAAACAAAGCCTTGAAAGACTTTATGGAGAGAAAATTAATAATTTAACAAAAAAATTAGAATTATTAGAGAATAAAAAAGATGAACTCCATAATGCGACTTTATCACAACAACAAGAGTATTATGATAAATTACTTCAAGAAAAACAAAACTCATCTATTGAGATTAATAAAATAAGACAAGAATGCTGTGAAAAAATAGATGAATATAGGAAAGGGATGGAAGAATTTCAAAAAATAAATCAAAATTCAACATTAAAAGGACAAAAAGGAGAAGACCTTATGTATAATATTCTTATTCAATCTTTTCCAGGTTGTCAAATAGACACACATACAAGCAAGGAAGGACACAAGGGGGATTTTTCGTTAATTGATGATACTCATCATGGTATGATTGAATCTAAAAATTATAAAAAAAATGTTCCTAAAAATGAAATACAAAAATTCTATAAAGATATAGAGAATAATACTGATATAGATTTTGCTATATTATGTAGTTTAAAAAGTGGAGTAGCAAATAAACCCAAGGACTTTACACTAGAATTTATTATGGGTAAACCTGTTATATTTCTACATAAAGTAAAAGATAACAAGAAGAGTGTAAGATTAGCATATACTATTTGTAAACTTATATTGAAGAATATGCAATGTTTTGATATTACAAAAGAGGAGAATCAAATTAAAATTAAACAATTAGTAAAAACATATTCACAAGACCATAAAAAAATCATGTCACAATTAAACGATTTTAATAAAACCATGAATGAAATGCTTACTAAACAAGTAAATAACTTTAATATTATGCTCGATCTTATTAATATTACTGCTTAGTTTTTTCATATTTTAATAAAGATTTATAAACAGATTCTAATTTCTTATTAGACATATTACTGATTTGTTTATCAATCGTTTTACTATTATATTTTTTACGGGTTTTATTTTGAAACTGCTTTCTTGAAGGTTTATTCTTTTTTAATTGAAGTTTTAATCTTCTACCATACTCCTTTTTAATACTATTTTGATGTTTACCTTTTATAGGATTTAAATTATCTACCTTCGTTCTAGATATATAATTTTTAAAATTTATGACTTGTCTTTCTCCAAAAAAATCACTAGACCATTTTGTTTTATCAGTATCTGGTATAATATGAAGTTTTTTTTTTAATGTTTTATTTTTCGTAGTCTTTCTTTTTTTTCGTGTTTTCATATATAAATTATAAATATAAAAAGAAAAAATATAATTATATATTATTATGTACAATTATATATTTAAATTATGTGTTTTTGGCGACTACAATACTGGAAAGACTAGTTTTTTAAATTTATTACAAAATTATAATTATGTAAATACTTATGAACCAACAATTGGAGTAGAGTACAGTTCGCAAATATTTAAATTAAATGATACTGAAACAGTAAAGGTAGCATTTTGGGATTGTGCGGGACAGGAACGTTTTCATAGTGTAACAGAAAATTTTTTTAATAATATCACTGGAGGCATGTTATTTTTTGATGTAAGTTGTAGAGAAAGTTATACCAATGTTTTGGAATGGATAACCAAATTTAAAAAAAAAAACAATGATAATATACCTATTATATTAGTGGGTAATAAAATAGATAAAAAAAGAGTTATATCTAAAAATGATGCATATATACTTGCAAATGATTTTAACATGAAATATATTGAAATAAGTGTTAAAAAGGGGATAAATATTAAAAATGCCTTAGAACTATTAATTGATAATATTTATGAAAACAAAGAAGAAAATCCAAATATTAAACAAATAAGTGATGAAGACAGTGAACTATTATTAGGTGATAGTTTAAAATATAGATATTGTACAAATTGTTGTATCGTTTAAAACTGATATAATTGCGTAACATATATAGAAAAGGACCAGTCTTGTTCATTTAAATTCACTTCAAATCCCTTATCATTTAATAGTCTTATTTTAAATTTTCTTAGTTTAACTGGTCCAAAATATACTCGTTTGGTATATTCTGGATGTGTATTTCTAAATACTATAGATGTACTATATTGTTGTCTATCTGTGGTAATTGGAATTCTTGTTAATAAATCACTTGAATTAGGGCTACTGTACCTATTTACAACTGTAGACAATTTAGTACCATCATCTAATGTAACGGAACCACTAGAAGTATTTGCCAATGTTAATTGTTCAACTGTATACTGTTGTTTTTTAGTTAAATTAGATATTAAATCATTATTGAGTTCATTTTCTGCACAACCACGTCGTGCAGGTTCACCTGATATATCCTGACATAGCCAATCTGCTGCATCAGCATCAGTAGAACTGTGACCTGGATAATATGTGTTTCCTATTATATTACCAGAAGAATCTCTTTTAACTCCAAATCTACTATCCATTGTTTGACTATTATAATAATCAGGCAACTTGAAATTTTTTGACGAGTTATCTACCAATGAAATTAAATCTTTATTTGGTTTATTATTATTAAAATCATCTAATGTTAAAATAAAATATTTAGGTCCAAATGTATCCAATAAAGATGATGCAGTTCTTTTTTCAGATTTCTCCAACACCAAAGTTTTAATTCTAAATCCCAATAACCATCCTAAATTGTATCCAATTTTATTACCAGGACTAGGAGTGTTTGAACCTTCCTCATTTAATGTCTTTTGTGCTGAACAACCACTACTATCCGAGTCTTCAATATAAAATTGTATAGTCACTGGATAATTTCTATTTAAATTTTCTATAGAAACTTTTCCTGTTTTACTAGAATAAGTAAAATCTACCGGTATATCATTTAAACTACATAAACTATTTATTTCATCCAATAATTCTGTTGGTGTAAAATTTCCGTTATCAATTTCTAATTTATATTTATCAGGTTCAGACGGGGTGGAATTAGATTGAGAGTTTATTATAAATGTTTTGGCTATACCGACTGCTTCGTTAGGTAAAGTATTGTCAAAATAAAGTGTTGTAAATCCAGGTAAAGATATACCCGATGAATCTAATATTTTAACTATTAATCTCCATTTTCTACCAGTCTCATACTTATAATTTACAATAGGATCGCTACCATTTGTAAATATTGTATTATGTTGACCTATCCAAATTCTATAAACATTATTTGCCATATTTGAACATTCTATAGCATCAAAGGATAATTTAGAAAACAAAGAATAACCGCCATCATCATTATGTTTTAACCATGTTTTTGTTTCGTCTTTTGTACCATCTGCATTCATAATTTTTGTTATTCCCATTTCGGTATCCCTTACTCTAGGTGAATAAGGAGATCGAATTGTTTCAAATGATAATGTATAACCCGTTGGTATTGCAGGTAAATATATATCTGCAAATTTTTCAGGTTCTATTTTTCTAAAAGAAGAAAAATTTAATGCGTTTGTTCCATAATCACTAGAAAAAACATACCACGAATTTGGGATCTCTACTCCCTCCAATGAAATATCCACTACATTTGTTAGAGGTTGATTTAAATTTACGGTATAATTAGTAGGTTGAAAAAGCCTAATTTCAGGATTTACATGATTAATATTGTTAATATTTGTAGAATTATTTGTATAATTCCCATTTATGTCAGTACATGTAGTAGAAATAGGGTTTAATATTTCTCTATATTGACTATCAAAATTTACAATTCGTCTAATATAGTTTATCGTAACTGGATTTCTTGTACCTTGTGTTGTCGTTTTTGTTGCAAATGTTTTTGATTCTGATACTTTTTTTATTCCGATAATATCACGCTTTTCATCTAAAATGAGATTTTGTGTATCATTTTTATTGTCTAAATATTGTTGAGTTAATACTTTTGCCGATAGAGAGTCATCTTGTTTGTAATTTTCTTGCCATGTTTCTTTATTAAATAGTTCAAAATTATCTATTAATTTTTTTCCCACTGCCTTAAAAAACTTAATATATTTTGATTTATCTTTGTATTTACGTTTTAGAATATCTATTCTTTGAACAATCATATCTTCATTTGTAGGTGTATAATCAAAATTTAATATTTGGACTAATTCATCAATATCATAATTATCAACATCTAAATCTATTTCATCCATTAATATATATATACTTAATTTTTTTTAAAGTAAAGACTATCTCAATAATATATAATGAATAATTCAATCAAAAATGGTATTATATTTGCACAATTAAAAGCAAATATATTTAGAGCAGAAACATGTTTACCTAAAAAAACAGTAAATCTATATGACTCTAAAGATAAAGTAACACGTTACCTTGAACTTTCCGGTGACGATTTTAAAACGCTTTTTTACCAAACCATTGCTTTCAATATACCTACAACATCAAATAGTACAAGTATTTTAGGAGATTTTTCTCGTTTAGATGAATGGTGTAAATCAACTGGAATAGGAGAAATTATAAAAGAACCTTATTATTTTGATTTTTTAAATGAAGTCCTTATTAGTTGGCAGAAGGATGTAGGAATTAATATATGTGAATGGGATTATAGTAATAATTTACTATTATTAAAAGAACTAAATGAAATAAATAAATGGACCGAAAATAAAAATTATGAAATTAAAACCTCAATGAGTTATACTGAATTAATCAATCATTTAAAAACGCCAAAACTATTAAAAGGTAGTGTATTTAAACTATCTATTTGTTTAGTTAACGATAATGTAAAGGTATATCCGATTGAAGTCGTGCTTCATTTTAGGATTAATAAAAATGAAACATAAAATTGAAGAATAATGTTAATATAATAGTATTGATATTATCCAAATGGCATCATTATTTACAAATTCAAAAAAGTCTAAAAAGACTAAAAAGTCAAAAAAACAAACAATACAGTGCGGAATATGTTGTGAAGACTGTAATAATTCTAATAGAAAAAATGTAGAGTGTCCTTATTGTCATATAGGTGCATGTAGAGAATGTGTTAAATACTATATTACTTCAAAAACAGATGTGGCTCATTGTATGGGATGTAAAAAACCATGGGATAGAAAGTTTATGCAAGATGCTCTTACTAAAGGTTATTTTAGTGGAACATGGAAAAATCATCGTAAAGATATGCTTTTTGAAACAGAAAAGGCTAGATTCCCTGATACCATGCCTAAGGTAGAACAGCAAGTACAAATTTCCAAACACCAAAAAGAACTTATAGCACTTAAACAAGATGTTGAAAATGCTCTTGTCGTATGGCAACAAGCAAGATCAAAAGTTCGTAATATAGAAAATATAATTCAGGGTATTAGGTATCATGGTAATATTGGAGGAGAAGAAAAACGTCAGTTTATTAAAAAATGTCCAGCAGATGAATGCACCGGTTATCTTTCTACTGGATATAAATGTGGACTATGTGAAGTTAGAGTTTGTTCTAAGTGTCATGAAACAATGGGATATACTCCCAATTGTAAAGAGCAACACGAATGTGACCCTAACACAGTCGCTGCTGTTGAATTAATTAAACAAGAAACAAAACCTTGTCCACAATGCACTGCACCTATTTATAAAATTAGTGGATGTGATCAAATGTGGTGTACTTCTTGTAATATTGCATTTAGTTGGAGAACAGGTCTAAAAGTTACTGGCACAATTCACAATCCTCATTATTATGAGTTTATGAGACAAAATGGAGGAAATGGTGTTCAAAATCCGGGTGCAGTCAATTGTGGAGGATTGCCTTATCACGGTCAAATGAGTAGCCTCGTTAGAAAAATCAAAGGTATAAAGAGATTTAAAATTGAAGATACTAATGAGTGTATTCGTGATATTGTAAATTATGTGCCTATGCTCCATCGTGGAGCACAACATTTTCAGCATACAATTTTAGATCCTATTCGTCGGGAAATTCAACAAAATCGTGATAATGAAGATCTACGAGTTAGATATATTATGAAAAAAATTACAGAAGATAACTTTAAAACCACATTGATTAAACGCGATAATGCCTTTGAAAAAAAACAAAGTATGCTTCATATTTATGAACTAATTGGCACTACATTTGTAGAAACAACAATTTCTATATATAATCTTTCTATTGAATTTTGGAATGAGATGAAAAGTGATATAGATAGAGAAAATATAGCAGCAACTTTTGTAAGTAACTTCACCGAAAGAAAAAATAATCTAGACAAGGTTCGTCAATACTGCAATAAAGAACTTGTAAAGGTATCCTTAATATATAATCAAGTTGTCCAAATTATTGATGATCAATTTATTACTCCTAGATTGAAAAAAAATGAATGTCGCATAGTAAGGGAAAATAATGACTATAAATTTATTCCTATTATGATCAATCAACCAAATGGTCAAAAGAGAATACAATATACAAATGGGAAAACATATAGATCTAGGCGTCCAATGTATCATTATTTGGATGATCAAACAAATCAGTAAAGAATTTACAAACTATATTTAATAATTGAAAATCTTTTTTCATCATTTTGCAAATATGTCCTTTTTTCGTTTCACCGCACAAACGACATTTTTTATTTTCTAGGATTTTTTTTATTATCTCTTTGCCACAAACATGTCCTTTTTTTGGTAGCCCGCACTTTTTACAACGATATACTTTTCTTTCTTTATTTATAACATTTTGACAAGTCGCTATTCTATCAAAACTTAATATTGTACATCCCTGACTCCTTTTAAAATGTCTAGAACCATAAAATAATATCGTTTCCAATAGTTTTATAATGGTTGGTCCTTTTTTTAAGTTCAATATATTTTCTCTAGAAATATGATTATTTCCCTTATAAACATATCTATTCCATGTACTACTATGATATATTCTAGAACGATTACTGGGTTTATATATATTTTGTATCAGTCCTATTCCCATTATTTTATTATCTTCATTATTCATTTCAATAATAAAGATATAATCATTAGTATTGATATTTATAGGTATTTTTTTATCAAATCCATATATACATCCTTCCCATTCTTTTCGAGCCTTCCAATTTATATTTTCACTATAGGTTTTATTAGTAAATCTAGCAGTTCCTATATGAAATGGTCGTTTTTTATATAATTGTGGCATTGAATATTTACATTAAAAAATATATCTCTCCAC